TTGCGCCGTCCTCGCAGAACCCAGCAAGCGATATGAACCCGAGATGCCAGAGCTGGTATGGATCTCCCTTGCCATGGGCTGTCAGGGACTGCTTCACCTGCTCGCATTTATCCGCAATCTTTGCGAAGTAGCGCGGTCGAGCGGCGCTGGATACGCCAGCGTGCGCCGCGGCGACCATGCTGGGTGCACTGGTTATTCCGACAAAGGCGGCAGCGGGGCCGCCCGCCAGCGCGGACGGGGGTGCTGTAGTGGGAGCGGGTGCGAGACCGACGTATGGTTGCAGCTTGTCCAGCACAATTTCATTCGGGTAATCGCTGCGCGAATGCTCGCTCATCTGCGAATTCCAGCGCAAGGCGGCCAGGTATTCCGATCTGATCGCGGCCACTGTTCCGAGTTGATGGCGGCCACCATTCCAATCTGATCCCGGCCACCCTCCGCCATGCAGAAAGGAGGGCATCCGGGAAGAAGAGATCGTTTCGCGGGTCAGTGTTCACCCGGGTCCAGCTTTCCCCATCGCAATCGATGGAGGGAACGCGGATGCCGACGGAGAGACTGTCCATGCGGCGGATACGGCAGGTCCTGCAATTGCACTTTGGTGCCCACGCCAGTTCCCGGGTCATCGCCCGGGAGGTCGGTGTCGGCCGCACCACCGTGCAGGATTATCTGACACGAGCCAGTGCCGCCGGGCTTGGCTGGCCGCTAACGCCCGACCTGACCGACGAGGCGCTGGAACAGCGTCTGTTTCCCGCGCCCAGCAACAAACCGGGCGCTCGCCGTCATCCCGAACCCGACTGGGCTCTGCTGGTGCGCGAGATGAAGCGGCCTGGGGTCAGTCTGCTGATCCTATGGGAAGAGTACGACGCGGTTCATCCACGGGGATACGGTTACAGCCGCTTCTGTGAGTTGTACCGGGCGTTTGAGCGCCGCCTGTCGCCGACGATGCGCCAGACCCACGTCGCCGGACACAAGGCGTTCGTCGACTATTCCGGCAAGAAGGTGCCGATCGTCGACCCGTTCACCGGCGAAGTGCGCATGGCGGAGATCTTCGTCGCCGTGCTGGGCGCATCGAACCTGACCTATGCCGAGGCAACCTGGACGCAGACCCTGCCGGATTGGATTGGCGCGCACGTCCGCATGTTTCGGTACTATGGGGCCGCACCACGTCTGTTGGTGCCGGACAATCTCAAGAGCGGCGTCAACAAGTCCTCGTTCTACGACCCTGAGTTGAACCGCACCTACGCCGCGATGGCCGCGCACTACGGCGTCGGCGTGCTGCCGGCACGGCCGAGAAAACCGCGTGACAAGGCGGCAGTCGAAGCCGGAGTTCGTTTCGCTCAGAGTTATATTCTCGGCCGGTTGCGTCACGTCACCTTCTTTTCATTGGCCGCTTGCAACACCGAGATCGACGCGGCCGTCGAGCGGATGAATGGCCGCGAGATGCGCCGCCTTGGCGTCAGCCGCCGTCAACTATTCGAGGCGGTCGAGCTGCCGGTCATGCAGCCGTTGCCCGAACAGGACTACGAGTATGCCGAGTGGCGCCTCGCCCGGGTCGGGATTGATTACTACGTCGAGATCCAGGGGTTTTTCTACTCGGTGCCGCACGCCCTGATCCGCGAGCAAGTGGACACTCGTGCCACGGCTCGCACGATCGAGGTGTTCCACCGCGGTAAACGCGTCGCCGCCCATGCCCGGCGTTACGGCGGACCACGACACGGCACCCAGCCCGAGCACATGCCGAGCGCGCACCGGCGGTATGGCGAATGGACGCCGGAGCGCTTGCAGCATCAGGCCCGTACCATCGGACCGAACACCGAGGGGCTGATCATCGCCGTGCTGGTGCGCCGGCCGCATCCCGAACAAGGCTTCCGCACCTGCCTCGGCGTGCTGCGCCTGTTCCGCGGCATCGCTCCCGCCCGAGCCGAGGCGGTCAGCCTGCGTGCCATCGAGATCGGCGCGCTGACCTACGCCTCGGTCGCCTCGATCCTCAAACACCGGATCGACCAATCGGCGTCGCCGCGAGCGGCGGACGGCACGCCGTTGCTGCACGACAACATCCGCGGCTCCCGCTACTATCATTAGGAGATCGACTTTGCTCAAACATCCAACGCTCAGCCTGTTGGACGACCTCGGCCTGCACGGCATGGCCAAGGGCTTCCGGGATCTGGTGGATAACCCAGAGAGTGCCGCCCTCGGCCATGAGGAGTGGCTGGGCATTCTGCTGGACCGCGAGAGCACGTTGCGCCAGCAGAAGCGGTTCGAAAGCCGCGCCAAGACCGCCAGGCTGCGCCATTTGGCCGCCGTCGAGGATGTCGACTACCGGACGCCGCGCGGTCTCGACCGCACGCTGTTCCTGAAATTGGCCAGCTGCGACTGGATCCGTGAACATCGGCATTGTCTGCTGACCGGGCCGGCCGGGGTCGGCAAATCGTGGCTCGCCTGCGCACTTGGCTACAAGGCCTGCCGGGAAAACCTGTCAGTGCTCTATCAACGTGTGCCGCGGCTGTTTGCTGCTCTGGCGCTGGCCCGCGGCGACGGCCGTTACGCCAGGATATTGAAGCAATTCGCCCGGGTCGATCTCCTGATCCTTGATGACTGGGGTCCGGAACCGCTGCTCGCAGAACAGCAGCGCGACCTGCTGGAGATCGTCGAGGATCGCTACGGCACCGGCTCGCTGATCATCACAAGCCAGCTGCCGATCGACCGCTGGTACGAGATCGTCGGCAACCCGACGCTGGCCGACGCCATCCTCGATCGGATCATCCACAACGCGCACCGGCTCGAACTGCGAGGCGAAAGCCTGCGCAAGCCGCGCGCCGGCGGATGAAATGTCGCCCCCAGGACGGGCCGAACCCCACTGCAAAGCGTTACGTAACGGAGATTGGAACCATGCCAAGAGGCCAGAAATCCGAAAGCGAGCCCCCTCTGAGCAACGCCGAACGTCAGGCGCGCTATCGCGCGCGCAATTTGAAGCAGCCCCCGCATGTCGTGATCCGAACACGCCGGCCGGTCGACCGGCGAAGCCGACCTCAGCGTTGGGATGACGCAACCAACGTGCTGCTGGGGATCCAGGTCGAGTGTGCCGACTGGCTCATGGCGCTGCCGGACAGCCTGCGTGGCACCGCCATGGCAGAGGCGCTTGAGGCGATCGCCGATCTCGACCTGACCGCACTGGCCGAGACCAGGCCGCCGCGCGGTTACGGGCGGGATTAAGGTGCAATGAAAGGATGAATTCCAGGCGGCGAGTTAGCCCAAACGGCGCACCACCGCTTGACCCGGCAACGACCATCATGACATCAACAGAACCGGCCTACGAGACGATGCCAGCCTGGCCGCCATCAGATTGGAATGGTGGCCGCGATCAAATTGGAATTGGTGGCCGCCTTCGTCGGAATCCGCAGACTATCTCGGCGACGATTACGAGACCATTAGTTTTCGAGGAATTTTCTCTGGAATCAACGCGGCAAATCGAATCCGCTCAATTGACTATCTTCGGGTCCTGGGAGCGCCCTTGGTGCTGTCCTGGAGCTCCAGGACATTATCTGTCATAATAAGGCAATTCGAACTCGACTACTCGTCCGACCGATGGATACCCTACAGGCTTTCCTGTTATGTCATTCGATCAGTTAACGCCGGCACGGATGATCCAACCGATGTATTGTCAGTATCCCCAGGTGCACAAGCGAGCGATGTGCTGAGTTTACTGGGTGGCACGGACATAAATCCGACGTCGGATCAAATCGACGCCCTTCTCACATTGGCTGCGCCTAATCTCGGTATGCCTCCGTCGGAGGCACTCGGGCAGGTTCAGGATCTGGTTAAGTCAATAGATGATCAGCTCACGACGCTCAATGACGAGCCACAAAATGACGAATTTGCCGGTCAAGGATCACCTATCGAATACGCTGCCTATTTGGCTGCGCTCGTTGCTGATTGCGGCCAGCAAGTCGCTCTCACCCTTGGACGCAATCGCGTGATAAGTATAATCACATATGCGGAAGATACCAGTCAACAGTGACGCAGTCAATCTTTGTACAGCCTGGCACCACGTTATTTCAGGTAGCAGCAAAGTACTTCGGCGATGCCACACAGTGGTTCCGAATTGCACAAATCAATAAGCTGCGAGATCCATTTACCTTCGGTGCTCCCATGACTTTGATCCTTCCGCCTGACTTCTCAGGACAAAGGTAGGATTGTGCCCGGCAATACCTCAGGAGCCCCCAGGGTTTGGGCCCAGATCAATGGTGCAGACGTTGATTCAGTCATGCACGCGAATATATCGAACAACGGATCCTGCAAGAGCTCTCGATTCGAACTAACAGTAAGCACGAGCGGCAACACACAAGCAGACCAGTGGCTGCCGCTGATAGCCGGAAAGGTCACCGTGGCTATATATATGCGCTCCCGGCGAGGCGAGAACGGTTCCACCATGTTCGAAGGGTTGGCTGATAACATCGCAATCGACCCCATAAACAGCACCGCTCGAATAACCGGGAGAGACTATTCATCGGTTCTAATCAGCTCAACCTACCAGGATTCCTTTTTTAATCAAACTGCCAGCGAGATAGCAAACTCCATTGCCGCCAGGCATGGGTTCGTTCAAAATATATCGCCCACTTCAACGATGGTCGGCAGCTATCAGTGCGATGGTTATAACCAGGTCCTGTTAAACGCTCACTCCCATATCACGAGTGAGTGGGACCTCCTCAAGTCTCTTGCCAAAACCGAGAGATTTCAACTATTTGTCTCTGGCGTTACGCTCAATTTTGCCCCCGCAGAGGCGTTATCGAGAAACGCCAGGTCGATTGGCGCAGATAACGTAATAGCGCTGACCTTCCACAAGATATGCCCCACATCGGATCAGATGGCATTAACGGCAAAGAGTTGGAATTCATGGCTGAGTCAGGCATTGACTTACAGCGATGATCAATCAGCTGACCAATCCGCTTTCGCTCTTCCTACCCTGAATGCTGACCCAGCCGCGGAAGTTGCCCTGGTCAGACCCAATCTGACATCGCAGGACGCCGAGCGGTTGGTCAACCAGCGTCTTGACGCACTGAATGAACAATCAATGACGGTACAGATCGTCATGCCCGGCGAAATGTCGTTGATGCCCGGCGATATCCTGTTCGTCAATAGCGGCAATAGTATTGCGGATGGCAATTATATCGTCAGGTCGATACGACGCCAATTCTCGACCACCGCAGGGTTTATCCAATATATTCAAGGCTCCGCAATGACGGCTAACTCATCGGTTTCCCTCGGAGACCGGATTTTGCCAAGTGGATAATTTCTTTGAAGTCGTGGCTGCGAACCGGGGCGCGGCACAAGGGGGCGTCGCACAGCCCAGAATGGGCACCGTGACGTCCTCGAATTCGCAGACCGCTATGGCAAAAGTCCTGCTGCAGCCCGAAGGGGTGTTGACCGGATGGCTGCCAGTTCTAACCCAATGGGTCGGTTCGGGCTGGGGCATGACGTGTCCTCCCAGCCCAGGCGATCAGGTACTGGTCATTCCACAGGAAGGCGATGCGCAACATGGCTTGATCGTAGGCCGTCTTTACTCGAATCTGGTGCGCCCGCCTCCGG